GGTCCCATCCAAGACGCACACTCCGCTTTTTGTACCTCCCGGCTTTTACAGCTTCGGCAAACTCCGGAGCCACCTGCCGGAAGGTTGCCATCAGGGTATTTCCAACCCGCTTAACTTTATCGACCCAGCCATATGCCGGTGCTGTTGACTTCGGGTGGCCAATGACTGCCGGTGCCTCCAGGATTTTGGGATTGTAGTTCCGGACAATCTGATCCAGGTCCTTTTCCTCGAAATCCCCTTGCGGGTATTTTCCGGCCCGGAATATTTCCATCCAGTTTTCCATCACGCCTCCTTCCTATTTCTTTGGCAAAATACAGGGGCATTCCCCCCGGATTCTGTTTTTTGTTGCTTTTTCATCGTTCGGCACCTGTCAGGTCGCAGGAGACCGTGTTAGATTTTGTTAGTTTGGACGATCTATCTCCCTGCCGTATGTTCATACCCTGAAATCGCGAGAGGGGCATTTCTGCCCGCGAGAGGGGCAAGTTTCGATTTGTGCTGTTTTTCATGCCGGTACTCCTTCCCATCCGACCTTGCCGGGGTTGTATCCCCATCCCTTATCCGCTACCTGTGGATGGGATGTCCCGGGTGGGGTAACAGACAGGCCCATGGCTGCCACCTGCTCCGGTGACAGGGAGATTGCGCTGCACCTGCAACCGAATCCGTTGGGTGGGTAATTGGTATCCCAGAACGGAGAGTCTACCGGATACACTTTGCCGTCCATCGCCGCATGTTTCGGACGGGTGCGGTTATCGTTGACAGCGTCATACATGAGGTATGGCATCACGTCCTTTGACTCCACCTGGGTTTTCCATCGGCCGATGGCATAGGCTGTATCGAGATTCGCCCGATAAATGGTTTTGAGCCGCCAGGGGGTGCCTTCGTGGAAAGGCTGTACCTTTCCTTCCGGATTCACAGCATATTTCTTTCCCCACCATCCCCGTGCCTTTAGCCTCGGCATCAGATTCTTCTTGAATTGCTCAAAGGGGATGCCATCTGCCAGCGCCGTATCCAACTCTTTTCGAATGTCCTTCAGCACACCCATATTCATGGCCTTGGCCACAGTGAACGCCCGTGCGTGTGCTTCCTGCCAGACTTCCTTCCAGTTCCAGGTGATTTTGTATCCCTTGGCCCGGAAGAATTTCAGCGCTTCTTTTGGAGTCATCGGCCCGAAGTTCACATTAGCCATTCAGCCTCCCCCAGGTCTCTGCCACAAAGAGCGCCTGAGCCATCACCTGAACCGTATCATCGATACTGAGGGTGGGGGCAAGTTCCAGGAGTTTATTCTCCAGCTCATCGTAGGACTCGACGGAATCCACGAACTGCACCAGCTGCTCCACGATTGTTTCCATTTTCTTCGCAGCGGTCGCAGCACCGGCATCAATCAGCCCTTCCATTGCCTGGCGGTCTGTTGTGAAGGCCGGGTCCACTTCGGCAAAGCTGGCACCCGGTTTCCCCGGTGCCGGTTCCGTGGGAGGCGGTCCAACTTTGAAATCATCCTTCTCCAGATTGTATGTTTTGGCATAGTAAGATGCGCTGAATTGGAGGCCTTGTTTTGTCAGCTTCACATCACGATCCGCCCGGTCTGACTGCAGGTCTTCTTCTTCCAGCGTTTCGTACGTCGGGCGGGGTGCGTCCGGCATGTTGAACTGACAGATCCAGTCAAACAGCGTGTTGATTGCGTCCGCTACCAGCATAGCATCGGCATCCACCAGGTCTTCACGCACCTCCTGGTGGGTCTTGCTGGCCGAATAGGACCCGCCTGACTGACTCATTTCAGTGGTGAGTGTCTGCCCCAGCACAGCTTTGGATATTTCTGCGTTCATGGCATGGATCAACTTGTCGTAAAGGTCGGAACTGGAACCCTTGTTACTGTCGGATAGAATGTCAACCGAGCCGTCATCCGGGATAACCGCCACCGCGTCCTGCACCATCTGCTCCAACTGATCCAGCAGAGCTGCGCGCTCCGGTTCCGATGCGCCTCTGGGTAGCTTCCCGATCAGGTACGGCATGCCGTATTTCTCTGTAAACGTGGCCCAGAATTTCATGCCGCCTTTCTTGAATACATAAGGCCAGAAGCAGGATGACAGGACGCCTTCACCGTATGGATTGATATAGCTGGCGTCATGCTGCACCAGGAGAAACTTCCGCTCCGGGACCAGCTCTCCCTCGAGCATGTTATCCCGGCTCAAAAACCGCAACCGGTTTTCTGAGTCAAAGCCGAACCATTCCTGGGGCTTCTCCATAACCTTCTTCGGCAGCCATTGACCGTTGATATTCGCCCATATCACCTCCGGCACCGAATATCCGAACAATGGTGCATTCAATATTTCCTTTATAAGAACATTGGGTTTCAGTTTTTTCAGTACCGCTTCGCAAAGCTCCGCTGCCTTCTTCGCTTTGTCTGTAGCGTCTCCCGGTTCCACCTTCCATTCCCTGGACAACGCTCCGGCCTTCCGGCTCTGGATCACACTGCGGATATGAGCATCCACTTTGATGTCCCGATAAACGGTAATGTCTTTCCCCATTTTCTTCAGCACGGGGTCCGGGTTCGGGAGCACTCCTAAAAACCCGGAGAAATCAAGAGAGCGTTCCCGGGTGGCAATCTCAGTTGCCAGACTCTGCTTCGTGGTCTTTTTGCTGATCGCGTTCTTGACGCTTTTCCAGAGATTCATTTGCACACTCCTAATACCCTGCTACCATGGCGGCCGATTCACGCCGCCTTCGACTGCTAACTGCAACCGGTCCCGCATCCATATACTTCCAGGCATAGACGGCCAGCACACCTGAGATGGCGGAATCACCATGGCGGTTTCCTTTGTCCTTCCCAGTGGTTCGACTGTCCGGCACCCTGGGCACACCGCGTATCACTTTAATTTGTCTATGGTCAGCCAGGATGTCTGCATCTTTCGGGATCTCAATCGTCCGGTCCTCAAAGCAGGCTTTATATTTCGGGAAGTTCTCGCCATACCAGCGCTCCGTGAAAAACACTTGTTCAATCAATAGCTGCCCGAATTCCTGCATGGCTGCCTCTGCCAGGTACTGGCCGTTTCCCCTGGCATCCAACGCACCACCGGAAAACCGGGGCAGGCGATGCACGATCCAGAACAGGATCTGTTGTTGTTGGGCAAACGGCACGTTGCGTAATTCCAGAATGAACGGAGCCCGGAGCCGCAATGCCTGCTGCTGTTGAACGGGGAAAAACACGGTCAGGTCGCCGGACCGGCCAAAGTCCTGTCCGAAGTAAGTGGGGAGGTTTGGCATCTGTTCCAGAAGCGGGAGGATCTGTTCCTCAAGGAAGTCATCAGTCTCGGCTTCCCGGATATGCTTCGACTCGTGAACGAATTCCGGCTTGCATTCCCAGCGGATCACAGGTATCCCCTCGTTCATGCAGGATTCGACCAGGGCACGGGACAAATAGGCACCCCCGGAATTCTTGGGGATACAATCAAGCTCTTCTCCGGCATTGTCACCATACTCATCGTAGATCTGCTGACGCCATTCCTGCTGGGCTTCAATCGTCCATTCCCGACCGGTCACCTGGAACACTCGCTTGCAGAGCCCGTCTGCAATGGCGTTATCAAATGTAATCTTCTCTAAGCGATAGGGCAGGCGGCCGGCACGGATGTCGTTCACCAGTTCAGCAAAGGGGTTGTCGTCGCCATTGTGGGAAGAAAAGATGAACACCTTGCCGCCCCAGATGCGGAGCGCCATAGCTGCTTTCAGAACCTTCTCCAGGTTTTCATGGAATGCGGCTTCGTCAATGTAAACATCCCCGCGCTTCGATCGGAGAGTGGATGCCTTGGAGGGTAAAACTGTTATCTTATGGCCGCCGGGAAATCGGATCCGGTAAACCTGCACATTTTTTTTCTCATCTTCATCAAAGATTTCGGTTTCTTCTATTTCCGCTGCCAGGCGATAGAGGGCCTTTGCCCACTTGGCGCAATCAGAAATAAATTCCATCCCCATTTCGCGGTTGTATCCCATGTACCAGATATCGCGGCCAGTATTCGGGGCGGCAGTCAATACGGCTTTACAGGCAGCAGTCCAGGAGAAACCAATCTGGCGGCTCTTCTCCACCACCAATACTCCGGACTGATCGTTTATACAGTCCTGCTGGTACTTCAATAGGATGTCGAGGTTCTCGTGATTCAGTCCTGCCGTCTGCTCCCTGAGAGGCCGTACATTCCGGGTCATGACGATATCCCCAGAAAGTCCCGCTTGAATTGTTCAATGGTTTTTTCGGACACGCCTTCGCCATCCCCTTCGCCGGCCTTCCTGGCATCCTCCTCAATCTGCTTCAATTGCACGGCCCTCAGCGGATTTTCCGCTTTAACCAGGTTGACCAGGGCATAGATGATCTGCGGGTCCTTGGTCTCCAGCGCGTGATCGACCAGAACGTTTTTAAGCAGGTCCAGCTTTTCCCGAAACGGCTTCTGGGATTCCAGATACTTTCGTTTCTTTTCTCTCCACTCGCCGTCGGCGGCCCATGTGCGCAGCGTTCTCTCGGTTACTTCCTCATTGAGCGTCAGCTCAATTTCCCGGAATGTTTTACCTTCATAGATATAGGCCACTTTGGCAAGCTGGTAATACGCTGCCTTCTTGGACATGGATTAGAGGTCCTCCATGCTTTCCACGATCCGGTCAATTTCCTTCTGGATCTCCCGGGCCCGGGTCTGTTTGTCCAGAAGCTCACGGGCCTGTGCCAGGCCCTGTGCGACATCCATTTTTAACAGGTCCGTGAACCCGTCAAAAACTTCCGTAATCGCAATCATGTCACCCTGCGCTGAAATGTAGAGCCGTTTCAGTTCCTGCCTCAGCTCGCTCAAACGGCCCCGTTTCATCAAAACCTGTTTTCGGAAAGGATCCATATCTCCCCCTTTATTATTTTTCCTGGAGCGGGCAGAACCCACGCTTTTCAAGTTTGTGGTTTATATGCTCGACCGCTGTGTTAATAGTCTTCATCAGCTCCTCCGTCTTCGCGTGGCCTGCGATGTTCAAATACACGACTTCCCGCATTTCTTTACTCAGGACTTCATAATTCCCCACCAGATTGCCGTAGTTATTGATAAGTGTCTGCTGGTTCCCGAGAACATGCTGGAAGCTGTCAAACTTCCGGGTTTCCGACTCCCGTTGTTTCTTGAACCGCTTATTCTCATACCACCAGATGAACACCACCAGGGCAATTGGGAAACCCACTGTCTGGCCAAATTGTAAAAACGTGTTATAAAAGTTCGCTATTCCCATGTGCCACACCCTGCAAAGGCTCTATCCCAGTAGCCACCGGGGACGCAGAAACATCGCCTGGCGAATCCGGAGTGAACACCAGCCTGGTAGAAGTGGAGTCTATCCCCGTCCATGATGCCAACATGCCCGAACGGCCGGTCGGGAGTGAATGTCCACCAGACCAGGTCAAACAGGCTCGACAACCGGTAGTGATGCAATGGACCGGGGCAGAGCACGGCCCGCATCTTCCTTGCGGTCATCCGGGGGAAGGGGCGTCCCGCACGCTTGAATAAATAATAGATTGCTCCCGAGCAATCAGCGCCGCGCCGGGATTCGCCGCCCCATACGTACGGGGTCCCAATCATCAGTTTGATTTCCTGACCCATCTGGCCGGAGAAGGAGTGCTCCCCCGCCAGGCAGGGGAGCAGAGTCAGGGGTAGAAGCAGTACCAGCGCAATGCGGAAGCGTTTCAAGACCGCAGCACCAGTGCAAAAGCAATCGCCAATCCCACGAGCAGGACGGCGACAGCGATGTTGCCTTTTTTAAGTTCGCCTTGGAAATCTACGGTGGGTGTCAACCGGTTCAGGGACCAGAAGAAAAACGCGAACAGCACGGTCATCAAAACCGCGTT